CCGTCTCTACTTTTAAAGCATTCTCTCCTTCAAGTAAAAAGTAATAAGAGCCATCTAAAGGGTCTTTGAACGACTTGCTTGAATAAATAGTATTATATGTATCTTTTGTAGGTTTTAAAGCAAACTTATAATGAGTTGCCCACTTAGGAGCAAACTGTGTGGGAGGGATAGTTACTCTAATTCTATTTACCGTTGATGAATTATCACAAGAAAAATGAACCGTTGAGGCAGTCGTTGATACAGTGCTGTTTATATCTGTTGTTGTAAAAGTATCTGTCAGTAATGGTGGGGTCGCTCTATTAAATTTATCCATGTAAATCATTCCAACTTCATAACCTCTATTACTATGCAGACTCTTTTGACCGTTGGGGTCTGTAATAGTAATTTTACTAGTCACAAAAAATGGTACAGACATTGCATTATTTGTCTCACCTGAGGTCGGTGACTGAATACTTGGAATATATATCATAGCATTTAAAACCAACTTTATTTCGTTTTCTGATGGACTCGTATAAAGTATAGGTTCTGTTTGCGGCGAAGCTGACCCAACTGCAATATTTGAACTGTGACCACTTACATATTTTACCATATTAGATGTATTTCCTAATGGGGAAACAGGCAAACCTGCTGCTGTAGCGGTGGTAACAGATATTGTTGGTGCAAATGCTGCATTTATAGCATCTGTTAATGTAGGATTTTCAACAGCACTTGCTGTCCCAGGAGTAGCAAATCCACCATCAGCAGCAATACCCGCACCTAAGCGACTTTGAAAGTCAGGACTTAGCAACAGTGCTTGAGCATTTTCAAATGTTTGAGGTAGTGTATAGTTCCAATTTACAGTTGCTTCATTTAATAATCCCTGGGTAGTAGGAAATTGTGTTGTTCCCGTTGCACTAAAATTATAAAGAGGAACTCCGCTCAATGTATAGTCAAATGCATTAGCCTGACCAAGTTGAAAAGAAAATTTTATAGTCGTACCCTCTATTAAGTTTAATCCTGCAAAATTTAGTTGAATTGACGATTGAGAAAGCGTACCAAGTGCATATCCATATATGGTAGGATAAGTATGAGTTGGATAGGTTCTAGGAACTACTGTTTCTCCAACTTCTCTTGAGATGCCTGATGCAGTATACTGTATTCTAGTTGGCTCATTAGCAAAGTTAATTAAATTATAATTTTCAATATAATTACCATACATTAATCTATTGCCCATAATGGTTTGAGCTTTTGCAACTCGTGGCACATTGTCAAATGTTCTCAATATTTCTTGAACAGGCAATACTTGATATATCTTGCTATTATCAAAAATAATTTCAAATGTGGTATTACTAGCAACATTGTTAGCTGCCTTATTAATTTTTTCTGCCACCTTTATTACAGAACTGTCAGCTTCTTTAAACAAAACTTCTATCTCTTCAACCAACTCACTACCCGTATCAAAAGTTACTCTAACTCTATTTTGTTTGTTGAGCATCCCCTGATTGTTAAACTCATCAGAAGATATAAAAAACTCTCCGGGCTCAAAAGCAGGGTCACTAAATTGTGATACAGCAGAATATTGATTATTAGCATATTTAAATCTAGTTGCAAAACATATGTATTTGTCCTCTAAATAATTTACTTCACTATTATTGCTAACATCTAAATTTATATTAGGAGAGTTGTTTGGTGGTGCTTTTATTACCATTATCTCTTCAGCACTAAATTGGTCTACAGAGGTTGTACCTATAACAGCAGGAGCAGCAGGGGGTGTTATTGTCGGCAAACCATAGGTTCGTGTTACATTAATCATTCTAGGGGGGTTGTAGTTGTCGGTAAAAAACAACATGCCATCTATTAGATTAACACCATTAATTAATCTGTTAGGATTAAAATTTAATGTAGTAGAGTATCCTGTAGTGCATGGAACACCATTATATATACTTGCAACCAATGTTCTCCAAACATTTTCTTGAGTGTCATACGCTACTATTAAATCTATTTTTTGTGTGTTAGTTACTATCTGATAATTATTACCCGCAACAAAAAGGTCATTCTGTAATTCTACTTGGCTTTGTGATGTAATATTCGAAACAAATGTATGAGGGTTGCCGGCTAAAGAAGTGTTAATAACCTTATCGCCAACTTGAACACCATCAGTTAAAAAAGATGCTGTATTATCTACTAATAACCCCACAATTGTATTAGTGGTTGTACCTGAAGTTATTGTTGTAGAAGGAGAGCCACTTGAGTCATACACACCTGTCCATTTAGGGTCATGTATAAACCAATAAAGAGTTTCATTTGAAGAATCTCCATAAACACCTAAGCATCTAGCCTGTGAGCTTAATCCCTGAACAGGAACAGTAACATTTCCTAAAGCATCAAATTGAGGTTGCTGTGGGAATGTAACAGTGGTAAGTCTTGTATTACCTTTTGCAACTTCAACCGAACCAATCTCTGTTTCTTCAGTAGAACCTAATCTAACATTTACCGCATCGACATATTCTCCATTAGGTAGGAGTCTTTCATCGATAGCTTTATTCATTCTACCCTTAGCAAAATTTCTTTGTATTTTTGCCATACTATTTTATCCACTTATCTCTCCCACGCAGATTCATAAGTAGTCTGCCAGGATGTATATTACTTATTCTTAGTTTTGCGTTTCGTAAAAGAGCCGCCTTTTCTCTTTGAGTTCTTCTGACAATATATTCTTGTGTCCCCACCTTAGATGCTAGTATTGCATATTTAATATATGCATACACATATTCTTCAAACATTTTATTTACAGCCACCTTAGAGTCATCACCACCCTCCATGCCATCTGACACATATTCAAGAATGCAAGATTCTCCCTCCATGGTAGAATCAAAATTTATAACTCCTGCTTTTTTGTCAATCCTAAATGTTGGGTTTGCATTAGCCGTTTCAGTATTCAGCCCAAATCTAGAACCTACTCTATAATCAAAATACCACATACCATCACAACAATATCCTTCAAAGCCATGGAACATGCTGTTTTTATTTAAATAAATACTTTTTTGTCCTCCTCTAATTCTGTCAAAATCTAATTCTGAAAACTCGGGACTCAAAGCATTACCATAAATGTCAAACAAAATATTTTCATTGTTATCTTGTAAATATGCTAAAGCACTATTAACTTGAATGTTTTCTGTTAGTGGTCTTATCAAACCATCTTTATACATTGAAATCCTAATCCAATTTACAAAGTCAGATGGTAATATAAATCTCAATAAAGAATCAACAGTTAATTGTAAAACTTTTACTTCTTTAAATGCATCGTAGTTAAGTTCTTGTATTGCTCTTTTAGCATGAAAGATGACCTTATATCTTTGCTCATTATTAATAATAGCATGATTATCATTATACATCATCATAAAATTATTTACAATGTCTTGTAATGATACATACTGATACGAACCCCAATTAGCATTTGTGGGATTGTTACCATTATTTTCATAATACTGATATTGAGATATATAACTCATTAAGCTTCTTGTTTATCATCGAGCTGCTCTTGCGTAGCTCCAAATTTATATACTTCTAATTCTCTTATAGACATACCTGCATATTGTAATATTTTAACAGTTAAGTCTACTATTGCATCTCTAGGTACTTCAAAATCTTGATAGTCAACAGCAGATGCATTAAACTGTGCAGACCCACCAACCGTAACAAAGGTCCACCGAGGTGCTTTGGGGTATCTTATATATTGACACTGAACATCACCCTTTTGATTTATAGTACTAGGATAAACAGTTGCCTGATTACCACTTATAACATAAGCAGGAAACTGCTTTGTTGGTTTAGTAAGATTAGAACTTGTTAAATTAAATATTTTATTTTGCTCCACCTTTTCAACCTTAGTGGTATTAGTTGCATCGTATATCTTGTAGTTTTGCCCTGTAGCCATTATGTCTTCACTTAGACTCAATGTGGTCGCACTGTCCACTGCAGTAACATAAGCCACTAACATGGGTGCAGCAGGAGCTCCCGCCGGACTTGTATTAACAACAATACTGCCCACCACCGGGCTTGGACTTATAGCTGATGCAGTAAATCCTTGAGCAACATCAATTAATTTATATCCTTGCTGTGCTGTTGTAGTGCCACTAAATAATGCATTAGGATAAAAAAACAACTGATTTATAAAATAATAATCAGATGGTAGATTATAAATATTAGCAGTATTTAAAGTTGCTGTTGGTTGGTCTAAAACAACGGACTGTGAAAAAATAGCTATATCCTCTTCTATACCTTTTTTAATGTCAGCATATCCTGTGCCTTGTAGTCTTCTATTTTCTTTTGTAAGTTGATAGTTATATTCGTAAAAATAATCTTCAAACACATCTAGCTGTGCCTGCTCAGCAAATAGATTAAAGTCAGCAGGACTTAGATATCCATAATTATTTTTGTTCAATACTGACAGTACTGTACTATACACTTCATTTATCATATGACAAAGATACTAAAAAAAGAATATAGCCTTAAATTTATAGAGCTATTGTATGCTGCCAATACCTATTCTTTTACCTGTGGTAGACAAAACATTAGGCGGAAAGGTTGAAGGGAAAGTAAAAGTATTTAACGAAGAAGCTGCTAAATTTATAATTTGTTTAGAAAAAAAATTTAATGCTGTGGCATCTC